GGAACTAATGATGCACAAAATTTAAACATTGAAACTAATAATACTACAAGAATATTTATTAGTTCTGGTGGTAATGTCGGTATAGGTACTACAACTCCCGCTGCTAGATTTGAAATTAGTTCATCTGCTGCTAATAACTTAGGTGGATTATTATTAAGAGCTAGCACAACCACAAACTATCCAGTATTATTATATGAAAATGCTAGCAATGGCGGAGTATTAGATTTACAAAATTCTGCTAATACTACAACAGTTAAAATAAGTTCTAATTCAGATTCTTATTTAAGTGGAGGTAAAGTAGGCGTAGGCACAACATCTCCAGCGCAAAAATTACATGTAGAAGGAAGTGTTGCAATTGGAACTACAGGAACTGAGGATATATTATTATTAGGAAGAGCAATAAATGGAGGAGTATCTTTTCAGCAAGCTGCTTCTTTGAAGTTAGGAAAATGGCAAAATGCTGGAGGAGACTTTCAATCTTATACTAGATTAGATATAGCTTTAAGAGATGACAGTTTAAGTAGTGATTATAATACTAATACAACTGTTATGACTTTAACAAATGCAGGAAACGTTGGTATTGGTAATACAAATCCTCTTTATAAATTACATGTAGATGGAAATGCGTATGTATCATCTTCTTTAACTGTTTATGAAGACGCAACAGTTGGAAAATCTACTCTCGCAATGGGTAACTCCTCTACTTTTACGGTAGCGGGAACAAACACAACAGAGGCATCTGGATCTAATTCAGGAGTAAAATTATCAGTAACAAATTACGCTTCAACTAATGTATCATCATCAGCGATGATTGCGCTAAATACCTTAGCATTTGGTAATGGAGCAGGGTCTTATATAGTTTCAAGACAAGTTGCAGGTGGATCTACTGAACTTCATTTTTACACTACAAACTCTAATATATTAAATAATCCAAAATTAATAATAAAAAGAGATGGAAAAATTGGTATAGGAACAAACTTCCCAGCTTATCAATTAGAATTATCAACTGATAGTGCAGCTAAACCTTCTACAAATACTTGGACTATATCTTCAGATAGTAGAATTAAAACAAATATTCAATCTTATACAAAAGGATTAGAAATAATTAAACAAATTAATCCAGTATCTTATGATTATAATGGTAAAGCTGGATTTGATCCAACAAAAGGTGGAATAGGAATTATTGCTCAAGATATAAAAGATATCTTACCAGAAAGTATTTCATCTTATTATAAAAAATTAAATCCTGAAGATGAAATTGAGACTGAGTTATATAATTTTAATTCTCACGCACTAACTTACGTATTAATTAATGCAATTAAAGATCAACAAAAACAAATAGAAGATTTACAAAATCAAATAAATCAATTAAAAAATGGAAATTAATTACGAATGGAATTTTAATCCCTTAGAGTCTTATCCAACAGCGTCTGGAGAAACAAACGTTGTGTTTTTAGTACATTGGCAATTACGTGCAACTACTGAATCATATCAAGCTCAAACGGTTGGATATGAAAGAGTAAATTATGAATCAGGATCAGCATTTATCGCATTCAATGAATTAACAAAAGAGATAGTTCAAACTTGGGTTCAAAACTCTATAGGAGAAGATAATATAGCGAGAATGAAATCAAATTTAGTTGACAATATTAATAATCAAATCAATCCGCCAATTATAATACAACAGGCGCCTTGGTTATAAAACAAACACTATGTATAAAGTATTAATGCAATTTATTCCAGGATTAGACCAAATTTGGGTATTAAAACTAAATCCAGAAGATCCAGAGTATGTCTATGATATTGAGCAAGAGGCTATAGATAAAGCTACTGAATTACAAGACGCAGATCCTACTGGCAGAAAGTATAAAGTAGAAACAAATTTTGTTGCCTAATATAATAAAGTAAAGTTTTTCGTATTTATTGCATATTTATAAACAAACATTTATGACAATATTTATTTTAGCTTTTTTTGTTTGCGCACTAATCACTACTATTATTATAGTAAAAAGCAAAACTATTCCAGTTATTAAAAATGAATTAGAGACTCCTGATCAAGTAGATACAAATTGGACAGAAGAATCTATTCCAGAGGTTTTTGAAGACACTCCAGCAGTGTTAGAATCACTTCCAGCAGCTCCTATAGAAGACAAAGTTGAGGAAGTTATTGCAGCTACTCCAACAAAAAAACAAATCACAAAAGGAAAAAGTAAATCACAAAATAAACAAGTTTTAAAATAATAAAAATTTATGGAATCAAAATTAACAGACAGCGAATTTGCTAAGTTGCAAGAACTAAAAAAATCAAATTCAGACATTATATTAACTCTAGGAGAACTGAATTTTCAAAAAACAATTCTAGAGTTTCAAATAGAAGACCAATCACAAAAGATTAAAGACTTAAAAAAAGAGGAATCAATTCTATTTGAACAATTAAGACAAAGTTACGGAAATGTTGTTGTAAACCTTGAGACTGGCGAGTTGTCACCTCAGAATTTATGATAAAGTTACGATATTTATAAGTAGTAAAAACGTAAACTAAATGGCAGAAACAATAATTTCCCCAGGTGTATTCTTACAAGAGAATGACTTATCGCAAATAACTGAAGGACCTATAGAAGTAGGTGCCGTCTTAATTGGACCAACTGTAACTGGGCCAGTTAATATTCCTACATTAGTAACATCATACACAGATTTTAGATCTATTTTTGGTGCTACATTTCTTTCTGGAGGACTTTCTTACGAGTACTTAACTAGCTTAGCAGCGGTAAATTACTTTGAACAAGGTGGACAATCTCTTTTAATAACAAGAGAAGCTTCTGGAACTTACACTGCCGCAAGTGCTTCTATAGATTCAAATGCTGGATCAACTAAAGCCTCTGCTTCATTTAGTTTAACTCCATTTGCTGTCTCAGCTTCATATGTAATAATTAATGGAATTAATGTGTATCTTTCTGGATCATCTACACAAGACGTATATAATTCAGTAACTTCATCAATTTTAGCTAATGCTATAATAAATAGTTCAGCTTCATTTGCTACTCCAAATATTGTATTAACTGCAAAAGACGCTGGTGGATTTGGAAATAATTACTATGCAATCTCTGGTTCAACTACTTTAAAGTACACTGGCGGTTCAAGCACAGCTTCATTTAGCTTAGCTACATTAGGTGTAGGAACTATAATGAATAATGCAGGAAGTTCCTCAGTTCTTGGAGCTTTAACTTCTGGGTCAGTATATAATGTTAGATATGAAATTACCGCTGCTAATTCTAGCTCAGGAGTATTTAGTCTTAACATTAGAAGAGGTGATGATTATGATAATTCTAAAACTGTTTTAGAATCTTGGAATAATCTATCTCTTGATCCTAATCAAAGTAATTTTATTTCTTATGTAATAGGAGATCAATACCAAGTTGTTTCTATAGATGAATATGGTATGCCTTATTTGGCAACTAGCGGATCTTATATGAATAAGAGTAGATACGTAAGAGTAGCATCTGTAACTAGTTACACTCCTGGATATTTTAACACGCAAGGACAAATAGCTAATCAAGCATATACTGCCTCTTTACCTAGAGTTGGAACAGGAGCAAATGGTGGAGCATTTGGTGGCGCAATTGGAGCTTTATTTGGAGCAAGTGGATCAGCATTAAACATGTTTGAATCTATTCCATCAGTACCTTCAATATCACCTTCTACTAATACCCAAGGATTAATTGCAACAGATTACACTAACGCAATTAGTATTCTTGCTAATAAAGACGCATATAAATTTAATATTATCTACGCTCCTGGATTAACTAGTCAAAATGCTCCTCAGCAAATATCTAATATTCTTTCTCTTGCGGCTAATAGAGGAGACTGTATTGCAGTAGTTGACATGGTAGGATATGGTAGCTTAGTATCTACTGTAATATCTCAAGCTAGCACTTACGATAACTCTTATGCAGCAACATATTGGCCTTGGATTCAAATAAGAAGTGGTGAAACTGGAAGAATGAATTTTGTTCCCGCATCTACTGTTATTCCAGCCGTATATGAATATAATGATAAAGTTTCTGCAGAATGGTTTGCTCCAGCTGGTTTAAATAGAGGTGGAATTTCAGTAGCAATTCAACCAGAAAGAAGACTTGGACAACCTGATAGAGATATTCTTTATCAAGGAAAAGTTAACCCAATTGCGACATTTGGTGGAGTTGGAACAGTGATATATGGTCAAAAAACTTTGCAAGCTAAATCATCTGCTCTTGATAGAGTAAATGTTAGAAGATTGCTTATCTCACTTAAAGACTACATTGGTAAAATTGGTGAAACAATCGTATTTGAGCCAAACACTCAAGTAACAAGAAATAAGTTTCTTAACCAAGTTAATCCTTATCTTGAATATGTTCAACAGAGACAAGGTATCTATTCTTTCCAAGTTGTAATGGACGAATCAAACAATACGCAATCAATGATAGATAGAAATCAATTAGTAGGAAGTATATATATTCAACCAACAAGAACTGCAGAATTTATTACCCTTGATTTCAATATTCTTCCAACTGGTGCAACTTTTTCTTAATAAAGAATAAAAACAGAGAATGAATAACAATACAAGATTAAGAGTAAGAGTTCCAAAAGCTCTTTACGAATCAATACAAGCTCAGCTTGCAAAAAAACAAATAAAAGAAGAAGAGACAGCTCCTACGACAGCAGGAGATGCTTCTTCTAAGCAAAAAACATCAAGTGTAGTAGATGATAAGTTTATGGCTAGTCTTGAGACTGCTAAAAAACTAATCAATAGTAAAATAACTACCCCGCAGCAATTTACGGAATTTATTCAAAAATTTGCTGATTCTATTTTAAGCAGTGAAACATTTGCTGATAGTTTAAAGAAAAATTCAAACTATTCAAATGCTTTAAAGTTTCTTTCAAAAGTATCAGGCGCGTCTAAAACTGCTGATAAAGCATAATAAAAAATAAGTTTTTGGATATTTATAAAAGAATAAATAATAAATAAAATGCCAGTATTAGATCCCACGGAAATCATGTTTACCTCGTTTGAACCAACGGTATCAAACAGGTTCGTTATGTATATAGATGGTATTCCTTCATATATGATTAAAAAAGCTGATGCTCCTGGTATTAGTTTTACAGATGTAAAAATTGAACACATCAACATATATCGTAAGTTGAAAGGAAAAGCGGAGTGGAGAGACATGACTCTTTCTCTTTATAACCCTATCTCTCCTTCAGGCCAACAAGCTGTTATGGAGTGGGTACGTCTACATCATGAATCAGTAACTGGACGTGATGGCTATTCAGACTTTTATAAGAAAGATCTTAACTTAACTATTCTTGGACCAGTTGGAGACATTGTTTCTGAGTGGATTATTAAAGGAGCTTATATTAAAGATACAAACTTCGGAGCATATGATTGGTCAAGTGGTGATCCTACTGAATTAAGCATGACAATTGCGATGGATTATTGCGTTTTGAATTTCTGATGCTTAATTACTAACATATTTGTGTTCTTAATTATTAAATACCTAAAACCTCCTATATTTATAAAGGAGGTTTTTTTATGTCAAAAATTTAATATTAGTATATTTATATATAAAAATAATAATTTATG